TCAAAAAAAGAATCAACGGTATTACACCTGTAAAAGATGTACCGGATGCTGATCCATGGGATGATTTGTAACTGACTAAAAGGCGGCAATAAACGTGTTGAGGGGGTGTAAATAAAGTGAAAAATAAATTCATGTGACAAATGTTATTGAATGTGCATTTGTTATATGAAACAATGCTACCGTGAAAAAGTATGCAGAGACTTCTTTCACGTTTCCTTTCCGAGGGCGACCAGCTGGGACAGCTGGCCGCCTTTCCTTTTGTTCTCAATTCAGGGGGCCGGCTGGCGTCACTCCTCGCCGGCCTGGGGTCGCACTCCACTGATGGCGAGGAGGGTCCAGGGGTGCATCATGATGCAGCGGTCGAACGCTTCTACACGACGACAGCCTGGAGGAAATGCCGGGCCGCAGTCCTGGAGGAGCATGGCGGACTGTGCCAGGTCTGCATGGGGAGGGGTCTTATAAATCCGGCCGTGCATGTTCATCACAAGGTTCCGCTGACAGCTGACAATGTAAACGACCCGAGGATCACACTGGACATCAGCAACCTGATGGCGCTTTGCGAAGATTGCCACGCAGAGCAGCACCGGACGAAGCGATGGCGGTGCGAACCGAACGGACACGTCGAGATCTGAGCCGGGGCACCTCCCCCCCCTTGCAAAACGAAATTTTCAAAAACGGCGCAGGGCTGGGTTGAACTTTTCCGTGACCGATTATGAGTTTAGAAGGGGGTGTGATTTTGGCGGAGTTATCCAAAGAGAAGCGGATAAAGCGGGAGTATGCCCGGATGAAGAAAATGTTCGCGACTCTGCCGGAGAACGAGCTGAAATTCTGCGACCCTCTTCTGCAGAACGCCGCTTTCATGTGCGTGACGCTGCAGGACCTGCAGGCGGCCATCAATGAGAACGGCATGACGGACGTGTACAAGAACGGCAGGAACCAGAGCGGGACGAAAGCCTCCGCGGATCTGCAGGCATACAACAGCCTGGCGAAAGTGTACAACGCGCTGATGGACAAACTGAGCGCGAAACTGCCGAAGGAGATCAAGCAGTCCAGACTGGCGGCGCTGCGCGATGAGTAAGACGGAGCAGGACTGGATCCTGACTTACTACCAGGAGATCCAGAACGGCAAGGTCACCGTCGGGCACTGGATCCGCGAATGGTACACGCAGATCATCGACGGTCTGCAGGAAAAGCGCTACACTTTCGACCAGAAAGCCGCCGGCAAGGTGATCCGGTTCTGTGAGACCTTCTGCCGGCACCATGAAGGACCGCTTGCACCCGGGCTGATCCGCCTGGAGACATGGCAGAAAGCGTTCCTGTCCGTGATCTACGGGATCAAGGATGCGAACGGTGACCACCAGTTTCGGGAGGTATGCCTTCAGATCGGCAGAAAGAACGGCAAGACGCTGCTGGCCGCCTGTATTTCTGCCTATGAGATGTTCATGTCCGGGGAGTATGGCGCACGGATCTATTTCGTAGCGCCGAAGCTGGACCAGAGCCGGCTGTGCTTTAATGCCTTCACGCAGATGATCATGAAGGAACCGGAGCTGAGCGACGAGGCGAAGAAGCGCAGGACGGACATCTATGTGGCGTCCAGCAACTCCTCCGCGCAGCCGCTGGCCTTCAGCTATCAGAAGTCAGACGGCCTGAACCCATCGCTGACGGTATGCGACGAGATCTCCAGCTGGCCTGGCGAAGGCGGCCTGAAGCAGTACGAGGTGCTGAAGAGCGCCTTGGGCGCCCGCCGGCAGCCGCTGCTGCTGTCGATCAGCACCGCCGGATATGTGAACGACGGCATCTATGACGAGATTATCCGCAGATGCACTGCGGTGATCATGGGCACGAGCAAGGAAACACGGCTCGCGCCTTTTTTATACCAGATCGATGATGTCAACAAATGGAACGACATCAACGAACTGAAAAAGGCGAACCCAAATCTGGGCGTCTCTGTCAGCGTGGACTACATGCTGGAGGAGATCTCCGTGGCGGAGGGATCGCTGAGCAAGAAAACAGAGTTCCTGACAAAGTACTGCAACATCAAGCAGAACAGCTCCATGGCGTGGCTGACAGCCCAGGACGTGAAGAAGTGCTTCGGGTACGACAGGACGCTGGAGGACTTCCGGCACTCCTACGCGCTGGGCGGGATTGACCTGAGCCTGGCGGTGGACCTGACGGCCGCGGTGGTAGTGATCGAAAAAGACGGCGTGAGCTGGTTCGACACCCAGTTCTTCATGCCGGCGAACAAGGTGGAGGAAGCCACGGCCAGGGACGGGCTGCCGTATCGCATCTACGCGCAGCGGGGCCTGCTGACCGTCTCCGGGGAGAACACGGTGGACTACCATGATGTGCACGCCTGGTTCAACCGGCTGGAGCGGGAGTACGAGATCCTGCCGCTGAAGGTCGGCTATGACCGGTACAGCGCGGCGTACCTGGTGCAGGATATGCAGGCCGACGGGTTCGACATGGAGAGTGTCAGCCAGGGGAGCAACCTGACGGGCGTGCTGATCGACATGGAGGGCATGGTCAAGGACGGCCGGCTGCGGTGCATCAATGACAACGACCTGATGAAGGTGCACATGCTGGACAGCGCCCTAAAGTTTGAAGAGGGCACGAACCGGCGCAGGCTGATCAAAATGAGCGCCAAACAACACATTGACGGCATGGCGGCCCTGTCGGACGCCATCTGTATGCGGCACAACTACTACGAAGAGATGAGTGCCCAGCTGAGTAATGAGAGGTGAAGACGATGGGACTGATTGACCGGCTGTTCGGGAAGCCGAAGGCCGCGGGGGCCGTCAGCGACAGCAGGTTTGAAACGATCACGGCGTACTCGCCGGTGTTCACCAGCTGGGGCGGGCAGATCTACGAGAGCGAACTGGTGCGGGCCGCGGTGGACGCCCGGGCGCGGCATGTGGGCAAACTGAAGTACCACATGGAGGGCCAGGCGAGGAGGACGCTGTGGACGGCGACGAAGACGGAGCCGAACCCGTGGTACACCTGGCCGCAGTTCCTGGAGCGGTGCAGCAATATCTACGACATCGAGAACAACCTGTTCATCGTGCCGGTGCTGGACCGCTACGGGGAGATCACGGGGTACTTCCCGGTGCTGCCCAGCATCTGCGAGGTGGTGAGTCACGGCGGCATCCCGTACCTGCGGTACACGTTCCTGAACGGCCAGAAGCGGGCCATTGAGCTGAGCCGGTGTGCGATCATCACGAAGCACCAGCTGAAGGACGACTTCTTCGGGGAGAAGAATACCGCACTGGACGGCACCATGCGGCTGATCCACATGGTGGAGCAGGGCATTATCGAGGGCGTGAAGAACTCCGCCACCTACCGGTTCATGGCGCAGCTGACGGGCAAGGCCTTCGACGAGGACCTGCGGAAAGAGCGGGAGCGGTTCGACCGGAACAACTTCCAGACCGGCGGCGGCGGCCTTCTGCTGTTCGGCAACCAGATGCAGAACATCAAGGAGCTGAGCCAGCACACCTACGAGGTGAACGGTGAACAGCAGAAGCTGATCCGGGAGAACGTGTGCAACTACTTCGGCGTATCGGAAAAGGTGATCCGGAACGAGGCGACCGGCGACGAGCTGGACGCCTTTTTCAATGGATCCATCGAACCGTTCGCCATCAAGCTCAGCGACGGGCTGACGAAGATGGTTTTCACGGAGCGGGAGCGGAACGGCGGGAACGCGGTCACGTTCACCGCGAACCGGCTGCAGTACATGAACATCGGCAGCAAGATCTCGATGGCTCAGCAGCTGGGCGACCGGGGCGTGCTGACGATCGACGAGATCCGCGAGCTGTTCAACTACGCGCCGCTGCCTGACGGCGCCGGCGAGTATACGCCGATCCGCGGCGAGTACAAGAACGTGAAAGATCCTGACGAGGAGGGAAAGACCGATGAATAAGGAGACCAGATACATGGAGTTCGAGATCCGCGCGGAGCGGACCGAAGAGCAGGGCTCCGTGATCACCGGGCAGCCGATCGTGTTCAACCAGGAGACGGACCTGGGCGTGTGCCGGGAAACCATCGACGCGGGCGCCCTGGACACCACGGACCTGCGGGACGTGCGGTTCCTGGTGGGCCACGACTTCAGCATGGTGCCGCTGGCCAGGAGCCGGAGAAACAATGCGAATTCCACCATGCAGCTGACGGTGAACGAAGAGGGGATGGGCATCCGGGTCAACCTGGACACGGAGGGCAATCCCCGGGCGGCAGAGCTTTATTCCGCCATCAGGCGCGGGGACATTTCCGGAATGTCCTTTGCGTTCACGGTGGATAAAGATAGCTGGGAAGGACTGGACACCGAGAGCCCGCTGCGGCACATCCGCAGCATTGACCGGGTGTTTGAGGTGAGCGCCGTGGCCTTCCCCGCGTATGAGGGCACATCCATCCAGGCGGCTTCCGAAGGCGATGCGCTGGAGAGCGTCAAAGCCTCGCTGGAGAGCGCCAGGGAGCAGCTGGAGCAGGAACGTGCCCAGGAAGCCGAGCAGGAGCGCCGGAGGGCGGCCCTGGAGCGGCTGGAAAATCTGAGTAAGGAGGTAAGAGAACGTGAAGTTTGATCTTACCGAAAAGAGCGTGGAGGAACTGCTGGAAAGGCAGCAGCTGCTCAGCGCGGAGATCCCCGCGGAAGAGCGTGAGGCGATGACCGTGGAGGAGATCGAAGAGCGGGCGGACGAGCTGGAGGCCATCAGGGCCGAACTGAAAGCCCGCGAAGAAGCGGCCGCGAAGGCCGAGGAAGAACGGCAGAAGGTTGCCGGAGGCAACGACCCTGTCGAAAAAGAATTCAAAATGGAGGACAAAAAAATGGAAGATCGTTTTGCCATCAATTCCCCTGAGTTCCGTGAAGCGTTCCTGAAGCACCTTCAGGGCAAGGAACTGACCGCGGAAGAGCGCGGTGCCGTGACGGCCAGCGCCGCCATCCCCACCCAGACCATGAACCAGATCGTCGGCGCCCTGGAGCTGAATCCCCTGATCGCCGCGGTAGACATGACCCAGATCCCCGGCTATGTGACCTATCCCGCCGAGAGCTCCGTGGCGAGCGCTTCCTGGCTGGATATGGACGCCGCCAGCACCGACAGCGCTGACGCTCTCGCGGCTGTGACCCTGGGCGCCTACAAGCTGATCAAGACCGTTGAGATCACCGCCGACGTGGAAGCGATGAGCATTGACGCGTTCGAGACCTGGCTGGTTGCCCGCCTGGCGAACAAGATCGAGAAGGCCCTGGACGCCGGCATCCTTGTCGGCTCCGGCACCACCCAGGCCACCGGTATCGCCACCACGAAGGAAACCGCTGACGGCACCTTCAAGCGTTCCGGCATCAAGTGGGGCGATGTGTGCACCATCATGGGCGCCCTGCCCGGCGAATATCACAACAACGCGTCCTTCGTCATGCACCCGAGCTTCTTCTTCGGGAAGATCCTGGGCATGGTGGACACCGCCGGCCAGCGCGTGGTCGTGAATGAGCCCCAGGCGGCCCGGAAGTTCAACCTGCTTGGCTACCCGGTGATCATCGACGGCAACTGCAACACCGAGGACATCCTCTTCGGCGACCTGAAGGCCTACAAGCTGAACCTGGCGAAGGGCATCGAGATCAAGAAGAGCGAGGAAGCCGCTTTCCGGACCGGTTCCGCCGTGTACCGCGCCATGACCCTGGCGGACGGCAAACTGGCCAACGTGAACGCCATCGTGCGCTACGTGGCCACCACCTGACAATAACCGAATACCTTCGGGCGGGGGAGCAATCCTCCGCCCGGACTTTTTCAAAAGGAGTGCTGACCTGATGAAAACACTGATCGCCATACCGTGCATGGACGTGATGGAGACGGCCTTCCAGGAGTGCCTGACGCCGCTGGTATCCCGGTACAGTCCGGAAGAAGTGGAAGTCATGTACCTGAAGGCGTCCCTGGTCTATGACGCCAGGAACCAGATTGCTAGCTACGTGCTGAAAGAGGGCGGGTACGACTTCGTCCTGTGGCTGGACAGCGACATGACCTTTGAGCCGGACCTGCTGGACCGTCTGATCGAGGACATCGACGGCCGCCAGGCGGTGACGGGGCTCTGCTTCGGCAGGAGGCCGCCGTTCAAGCCGTGCATCTACAACCGGCTGGAGGTGGAGCAGAACGGCAAGATGATCCTGCCCCACGCGGACAACTGGTTCGACTACCCGCGGGACACCCTCTTTGAGGTGGAGGGATGCGGGTTTGCGTGCCTGCTGATGCGGGTGGAAGTGCTGGAAGCGATGGGAATCTACGGCGTCCCGTTTTTCCCGGTGGCCGGCCTGGGTGAGGACCTCACCTTCTGCTGGCGGGCCCGGAAGCTGGACATCAGGTTCCACTGCGACAGCCGGCTGAAGATCGGCCACATCATGCGGATCAGCGTGGACGAAAAGTTCCGGGATCAGTTATTCGCGGGCCAGTGAAACACGGGCACTGCGGGCTTCGGCCTGTTTTGCCGGGCGGGAGACGGCACTCGCCCGCCCTTATTCAGATTTTGAGGTGATAACGATGCTGAAGGAAGCGAAAAAGGCGCTGCGGATCACGGTGGACAACTTCGACAGCGAGATCATGGACCTGATGCGCGCCGGCGCGAAGGACCTGGAGGTCGCCGGGGTGATGCTGCCGGGAACCATCAGATACACCGTCGGCACGGCCGGCGCTGTGAATGACTGCAGCACCCTGAAGGATCCCCTGGTGATGCGTGCGGTTATCACCTATGCGGCGATGATGTTCGGCAACCCGCCGAACTACGACCGGCTGCGGGATTCCTACGACCTGCAGAAGGTGCAGCTGATGCACGCCGGCAGCTACACGGATTACGGCGGTGATGGCAGATGATGAAAGCGAACGTGGCGGACCTGATCACGGTGAGCCCGGCGGCGGCCGGAGTCGGCACGGAACCCACGGAAACCAAGCGCACGGTGTACTGCACCATCAGGAGCATCGGCATCCAGGAAGCCTACCAGGCGATGGGCATCGGGCTGAACCCGGAGCTGAAGATCGTGCTGGCGCACGACTTTGAGTACGCCGGTGAGAGCCTGTGCGAGATCTGCGGGGTGCGGTACCGGATCCTGCGGACCTACATCACCGTGGAGGACGGCATAGAGCTGACGCTGCAGCGGGTGACCGGGAACGCGGCGTACCTGAAGCCGGAGGTGACGACCAATGCCTAAGGAATACGAGGCGCTGGTGGCCGCCCTGAAGCTGACCGGCACGCCGGTGGCGGAATACGCCTGGAAGACCCGGCCGGAGGGCGCCTATTACGTGGTGCAGCTGGACATGGAAGGCGGAAGCCTGAACGCGGACGACGCGAAGCAGGACCGGAGCTGGGAAGGCTCGCTGGACCTGTTCTACACGAAGCTGACAGACCGGGACGACCTGGTGGAAGAGGCGGAAGAGATCCTGACGGAGATCTTCGGGAGCAGCTGGTACCTGAACAGCACCCAGTACGAACACGCCACGGGGATGTTCCACGCGGAGTGGGTGTTTGAGGCGCTGGACGGGCCGGAACCGGACCCGCCGGATCCGCCGACGGAGGAGCAGGACGATGGCGTTCCAGATGAAAGTTGACGGTATGACGGAGATCAGCGAGCTGCTGAGCCGCATGGAGGAACGGGCCCCGGCAGTGGCCGCCCAGGCGCTGTATGACGGAGCGCACATCATGGCGGAGGAGATCCGGAAGGAGGCCCAGTTCATCAGGACCGAGCCTTTCCGGTATGTGCACGACGGAGCGACGCGGCTGCCATCCCCGGAAGAAAAGGCCATCGTGACCGCTGCCGGCGCTGGTATCGCGAAGTTCGACAAGAACGGGACCGAGGTGGACACCTCTGTCGGATACCGCGCCAGCGGGTACGCGGAGCTGAACGGAAAACAGAAACCTGTGCCGCTGATCGTGAACGCCATCAACAGCGGCACGAGCTTCATGAAGAAGCAGCCGTTCATCCGCAAGGCCGCGAAAAACGGAGGCCCCAGAGCTATGACGGCCATGAAGGCGAAGATTGAGGAAGCCTTCACGGCCATGACCAAAGAAAAATGACCGGAGGTAAAACGAAATGAATGCGAATGTCGGTATGGTTTACCCGGTGGCGGCGACGGTTGCCACCTACACGCCGGGAAGCACCCTGACCTACACCGGCGGATCCAACTTTGCCGAAGCGGTGGCCGCTACGGTGAACTGGGACCGGGCGGACGGGCACTTCTACGGCGACAACGTGGAGCTGGACAGCGAGAACGGCATCCTGGGCTACACGATCGACTTTGACCTCAGCGGACTGAGCGACGCGGCCCGTGGGCTCCTGCTGGGCGAGACCGCCACCAGCGGCGAGTATGAGATCACGGACAAGGCCGCCCCGGACGTGGGCTTCGGCTACATCCGCGTGATGCGGAACAAGGGCGTGGTCAGCTACGAGGCCTGGTGGTTCCGGAAGCTGAAGTTCGGCGTGAGCTCCGAGGAGACGAGGACGAAGGAGCGGGACATCGAATGGCGCGTACCCACCCTGAACGGCGTGGGATCCGGCGTGTCGCTGGACAGCAGCGGCAATCTGTCCTTTGCCATTCACAAAACCTACAGCTCGCTGAACGACGCGAAGTCCTACCTGAACGGCAAGGCCGGTATTGTCTGACGGACAGGGGGCGCCCCGGTCCGGGGCGTCCCCGCTTTTATTGAAAAGGAGTGCTGACACATGGTGAAGATTACCCTGAAGGGGCGGGAGATCCCGCTGCTGTACACGACGTACGAACTGAAACTGGTGCAGACGGAGCTCGGACGGATCGGGAAAGTGATCGACCGGATTGTCTGCATGGGCGAGGACGGGAAGAAAGATCCGGAATTGTACGGCGACGCGGAACACATTGATGAACTGGCGAAGCTGCTGACAATCCTGGGGAACGCAGGACTGGAGGAAAGCGGAGAGACGGCGGACCTAACGGAGAAGTGGGTTCTGCGGGCCATCCGGCCGGGGGACTTCAACCGGGCCATTGACACATGCCTGGAAGCGATGCGGGAGGGCATGGAAAGCGAATACCAGACGGAAGAGGAACAGGGCCCGGTGGACGTGACCCTGGAGGAAATGAACAAAAAAAAAGAGAGGGACGGCTGACATACCTGATGGTGGTCAGCTGGGGACTGATCGCCGGGCTTCGGCTGGAGGAGATCCACCGGATGCGGCCCGGGGCGGTGATGGACCTCTTTCTATACAGGCGCAACTATGACAGGGCGCACAAATAACGAGAGGGTGAGCAAATGGCAAACGGCGTAAACGTCAAGATGGGGGTCAGCGGGGTCTCGCAGTTCAAACAGAGCATGAAGCAGGCGCAGCAGTCCGTGAAGACCCTGGACGCCCAGCTTGCCCTGAATGAAAAGCAGTACAAGGCTTCCGGCGACGCCGAGAGCTACATGACCATGAAGGCCGAGCTGCTCAAGACCAAACTGGAGCAGCAGAAGAGTGTCGTTGCCAACGCTGAGAAGGCGCTGGACGACATGGCGAAAAACGGCGTGGACCGGTCCAGCAAGGCATACCAGGATCTGTACCGGGAAATGATCAAGGCCAAGGGCGAACTGCTGGACACCCAGACAGCCATGAACGGCGTGGCCAGCGCCGGTGAGTACGCCGCGAACGAAGTGTCCGGGATGAACCACCAGCTGGAGCACATCGGGAAGGGCATTGACTTCCAGAACGTGACCAGCGGGATCGGATCCATCACCAGCGGACTGGAGAACGCCGCGAAGAAGGCGATCCAGCTGGGCCGCAAGATGGTGGATGCCATGCTGAGCGCCGGATCGTACGCGGACGACCTGAAGACCAGGGCGGCGAAGTACGAACTGAGCACGGAAGACCTCCAGCGGATGGACAAGACCGCGAGCCAGATCGACACGGACGTGGACACCATCATCACCGCCCAGGCAAAACTGAAGAAGGGCGTCGGATCCGCGGACAAGGGCGTGATGGGCGCGTTTGCCGTGCTGATGGGCAAAGGCTACAACCCGAAGGACAAGGGTTGGGAGACCGCCTTCTGGGATGCCGGCGAAGCCCTGATGAAGTTCACCAACGAGGAAGAGAAGGAAGTATACGCCCAGAAACTGTTCGGCAAGAGCTGGAAGGAACTGATCCCGCTGTTCCAGGCAGGGCGCAAGGAATACGAGGAGATGAACGCCTCGTGGACCGTGCTGAGCGAGGAACAGGTTAACAACCTGGGCAAGATGGACGACGAATACCAGAAGCTGCAGGCGAATGTGGAGACCCTGAAGCTGTCTCTTCTGTCAGAGTTCGCTGAGCCCATGGACAGCCTGATGACCACCATCAATGAAAAGGTGGCGGAGTTTTCCGAGTGGCTGAAGAGCGACGACGGCAAGGCCGTGGTGGACAGCGTGGTCGGGAAGGTCAAGGAAGCGCTGGAGTGGATTTCCAAACCGGAGAATATCCAGGGCGCAATTGACGCACTGAAGGGGATCATGGCCGGGTGGGGCCTGCTGAAGCTGACCGGTGGAGCCCTGAGTGCCCTGCAGCTGATCAACGGCCTGAAGGGCCTGACGGGCGGAGGCGGCGGCGGAGCTGGCGGAACAGGGACAGGTGCCGCAACCGGAGCCGCATCCGGCGGGGCTGTGGCCGGAGCGAGCAATGCGGTCACAGGAGCAGCGGCGAAGGCAGGCGCAGCCATCACACGGCACGCCGCGCAGTTTACCCCGGTTGCTTTCGGTGTTGACCGGTTCATGAACGAAACGAATGCAGGTCGGGCGCTCCGGGACGGCACGGATATTCTTGAGGGCATCTCCAAGGACCTGAGCGATAAGGCTGAAGAGATCAAAAAGAACGCGGAAACGTTCGAGGACGACTGGAACGACGTGTTTGAGAACAACCCGGTGATCAAGTTCTTCCGGCAGGGAGCAGAGAACTCCGGGAAGGCCTCCGAGTGGACCCTCGGGGACGACGTGACCGCTGAGGAGGCCATGGCCTTCGTACAGTCCATGTCAGACGCCGCGGACAAGATGGAAAAGGTGGCGGAGGAGACCGGAGGAAGCACCGGCGGAAGCGAAAAAGTGAACACCCTGACGCCGGCAGACATCAGCAAGCTGACCGGGATGCCCCTGGCGGTGGCGGAGGCCGTGGCCAGGGTCGGGTTCAAGATCTACATTGACGGCCAGCCGATCTACGCGGCGGTGGACGCCTACCTGGGAGACAAACTGCAGGGACAGTAACGGAGGGACAAGATGATCCTGTCGAGACGAATTGCGCTGGACGGCGTGCAGCTGGATGAGCTGGACAGCCGGATTGTGATCCGGTCCATTGACCCGGGCCTGCCGAAGGAATCCGTCAGCGCGGTGAACCGGATGGGCGGCGTCGGGCAGCGGGTGACGGCCCAGCACTGGGAGACGCTGGACGTGACGGTGAGCTTCGCCATGGACATCCGGAAGCGGGAGCTGGCGGCGCGGAAGGCGCTGTTCGACCTGGTGATGGACTGGGCGGACCGCAAGGGCTGGCTGACGGTGAACTACATCCCCGGGCGGCGGGTATACGTGGACAAGGTGATCCCGCCGGCCAGCGGCGACCTGTGGGAGTGGGACGCGGAATACACAATCACGTTCCGGGCGTACAACGTGCCATTCTGGCAGGATGAGGCGCCCTCCTCCGCCACGATGGACGGAGCGGCCTCCGGCAGCATCGCGCTGGACGTGCCGGGGCAGATGGAGACGCCGGTGGACGCGGTGTTTGAGAACATCAGCGGCAAGGTGATCCAGGACTTCAGCATCAGCGCAGGAGGCAAGACGCTGAACCTGGCGGGGGTGAACATCCCGGCGGACGGCGTGCTGAGGATCAGCCACGGGACGGACGGCCTGCTGCGGGCCACGGTGGGGGAGACCAGCGTGTACGGGAAGATCACCGGGTCGGACGACCTGGTGTGCGGCCCGGGGAGCGTGACGGTGAGCTTTACGGCGACCCGCGCAGGGAAACTGACCGTTTCCGCTACGGGGAGGTACAAGTAAATGCTTCTTCTGAAAGGACACAGCCTGGAGCCGGCGCGGAAGGTGCCGCTGGAGAGCATGAGCCTTCAGCTGACGGAGCGGGACTCCAGCGCGGCGATCCAGCCGGCGGACATGACCGGGATCGGCATGAACAGCTGGCTGCAGGATGACACGGAGCCGGGGAAGGGCATCGTGTGGCGGGTGAAGAGCATCCGCCAGGCCTATGCTACACGGACGCCCACGGTGCAGCTGGAGCACGCCATCACCACGCTGAAGGACAGGATCCTGTTCGGCGAGGTGAAGCCCTCCGACATCACAGGTAACAAAAAGGACAAGGAATGCACCGCGGCCCAGGCGATCCGGTACATTCTCAGCAAGCAGAGCGCCTGGACGCTGGGCACCTGCGAGTTTACGGACTCCAACCCATACACGTTTGACGGGGACACGCTGTACGACGCCCTGGAGAGCGTCAGCGACAGCCTGGAGGACTGCTGGTGGGACTACGACTTCAGCAGTTACCCGTTCAAAATCAGCCTGAAGAAAAAGAGCTCGCTCCTGGGCACGGTGCTTCGGCCGGGCCGGAACCTGACGGCGGTGACAAAGACCGTGGACCGGACCGGGATGTACACCCGGTTTTACCCCATCGGGAAAGACGACCTGCACATCGACGGGAACTATGTGGAGCGGAACACCGGCACCTACGGGGTGATCAGCAAGACCGAGACGGACAGCAGCATCGACGACAAGGCTGCGCTGAAGAAGTGGGCCAACGGAAAGCTGAAGCGGCACGCGGAGCCGGTGGTGACGGTGGACGTGGACGCGCTGGAGCTGAGCCGGGAGACCGGCGAGCCCCTGGACAGGATCGTGCTGGGCCGTAAGTGCATGATGCCGCTGGCGGAGTTCGACACGGAGATCCTGGAGACGGTCACGGCCATCAGCTACGGCGACAAGATCCATCAGCCGGACGTGGCCCGGGTGACCCTGGCGAACAAAAAGACGGACGCCACGCGGATCCTGGGGGACAGTGCGAAGAGGAGCGGACGGGCCGGGAGGGCTGCCGGGCGGAAGAACAAGAACGACAACGCCTGGATGGAGGACACCAACGACCACGTCGCCCTGTGCGCCCGGGGGATCATCGGCGTGGACGCGGAAGGGAATCCGAACTGGGAGCGGCTGAGCCGGCTGCAGGTGGACGACGGCGGCATCAGCAGCGAGGTGAAGGGCGTACAGACCGGCCTGGAATACGCCAACAGCCGGATCACCCAGACAGAGAACGAGATCAACCAGGTCGTGACGGCCGTGGGCAAGGACGGGAAGGTCACGGCGGCGAGCATCTGCCTGGCCATCAACAACGGCAGCAGCAGCGCGCAGATCAACGCGGACCGGATCATCCTGAGCGGCACCACCACGATCAACGACGTGATGACGGTCACCGGCCGGACGGTGTACTTCAATGTGCCGGTCCGGGCGAACCAGAACATCATGCTGGACGACGTGACGTTCCGGAACGGCAGCAGCTCCATCGACATCAACACAAACAAGGTCGGGACGGCGATCCAGAAGGCGGAGGTCAGCGGGAACACGCTGAAGCTGACCACCTTCGGCGGGGCCATCATAAATTTTAACCGGGCCATTACCGAGTGGGTGCGCGGTGGCAGTAATGGCAAGGTAAAGGTGACCGCGAGGCCCCAGGACCAGGTCTGCGAGGTGCCGGTGGGCGTTTCCGGCAATCCGAGCATCTCCCAAAACGGGACATACAGCTACAAGGTTTACTACACCGGCGACGACGGCGAGGACCACGAAATCAGCGGAACCACGCTGAGCGTGAGCGTGAACGTCGGCAGCTCCTACACAGGGAGGACGCTGCGGTGCACCAGTGCGGAACCCACCTACCCGGGAAGCACGACAAAGATCTACACCTTCACGCTGGAAGGGAACTACAGCTTCTCCTCCGGCAGCAACTACACCATGTACCGGACCAGCTGGTAAGGAGGACGACATGAACGACTATGAAAAGATCCAGGCGGTGATCAACACGCTGGAGTCCCTGCAGATCCCGGCAACGTTTGAGAACGTGAGCCGGCTGACGGGGGTTTTCCGGACGCTGGCGGAGGTACGGGACAACCTGCAGCCCGGGAAGGAGGAACCGAAAGATGTTTGACGTGAATGCAAGCGGAACGGAGATCAGGATGCACGCCGGGGACACCGGCGCGTTCACGGTGCACGCCACCCGGAAGACCGGCGCGGCCTGGACCGAGGACGACCGGATGCTGTTCACGATCCGGAAGAACGGCGAGATCGTGATGCAGCGGTTCTACCGGCTGGATGACGATGAAGGCCTGGGGAACGGAATGGTGGTCATCCAGTTCCACAACAACGACACGGACAAATGGGCGCCGGGCACCTATGAGATGGAGCGCCGGTACGATGTGCACGCATACTGGGACGGAACGCCGCCGGAGGGCATGTGCGTGAACGCGCTGACGGCGGGCGTGAAGATGATCGAGGGCAACGTGGTGCGGACCGTGGTGCAGGGTACGCTGACCATCAGCGGCGTGTACGGCGATATTTAAGGAGGGCAGAGACATGAGCGAGATCAACCTGAACGAAGCGGTGGAGGAGGTCGTGCAGGACGCGACCGTGATGACCGTCAATATCGACGACACGCTGACGGTGAGCGGCGAGGCGGCGGACGCGAAGGCCGTGGGCGACGCGCTGGCGCAGAAGGCCAACATTGACGACGTAAACACCATCGACGTCAACGGCGAGGAAGCGGACAACCAGGGGCACATCATCCTGACGGGCGAGCACATCCCCATGAGCTCATCCGACACCACGAAGCTGAACGCGGCCATCGCAGCGGCAGCGGCCCGGACGGCGGCGGACATCCCCATGAGCTCCGATCCCAGCGCCCAGACCATCGCGGATGTGCTCAGCGGCGTGACGGCCCAGACGGCCGCCACGATTCCCATGACCGCGGACACCTCCAGCGCCACCATCGGCGAGACCATCGGCACCCTGTCGGCGACGGTCGGCTCCGCCACGGTGGACATCGCGGCGCTGCAGGCGAAGACCGGCAACGCGATCCTGCTGGGCGACGGCACTGCGACCACCATCAAGGCGGCGGTGGAGGAACGGGTCAAGAGCGTGAACGGCATCACGCCGAACAGCACCGGCAACGTGACGCTGAACAGCGTGCCCACGGCGGACAACCTGAACAGCACGGTGAACCAGTCAACCGCGGACACCTACATGTTCCGCACGTCCGGCGGCAACACGTCGGTAAAGACAGGCGAGGCCAGCGTGAGCACCATCAAGGGCAGCAACGTGCATACCGGGTACAGCGCGCCTGTGGCGGATGCTGTGAGCTCCAACGACGAGCTGACGGTGAGCATCAACGTGAATACGTTCCTGGGCCAGATGACCAGCGCCAGCGGCGAGGCGGAGTTCACCTACGACGGCAGCTGGAAGCTGAACGGATCCGCGGTGGACCTGGCAACCTACGGCATCACGGTTAGCGGCACGCCGGAAAACAGCGACACCATTACAGTGACGTACGCGAAAGAAGTGCGCGGCACCATTACCCAGAGCAATCCGCAGAGCTTTGTGGCCACCGGGTGGAACCTGGCGAAGTACACCACCGCATACAGCGGCTACACAAACCTGGCGAAGGTGAAGAAGTACAGCGCGGACAGGGGCTACGGCATCAGCGGGACCTACACCAGCATCTACTACAGCGCCACGCTGACGGGCGAAAAGACCGCGGTGACGGTGACGGCCGGGAAGTTCCAGATCAGCGCGGACGGATACATCTGGCTGACTGGCGGCAACAACACGGACACTGCCATCTGGATCACCTGGGAGGACTGGCTGAACGAGCCGAACGGCGGCACCTGGGAAGCTTACAGCGAGACGGTGATCGACCTCTCCGGCGTGATGGGCCTCTACTTCAGCAACGGCCTGATGAAGGCCGGCGGGTACCAGGACGAGATCAACCTGAGCACCGGCAAGGCGTACAGCCGGGTGGCGCGGTTGGCGTACAGCGCGGAGAACCTGGCCACGGTGATCGCGCTGGGCACGGACTACGAATACGACGAGGACTACATCTGGTACGGAAAGGCCAGCGCGGACGAGTACACCATCACCACCGGCAACAGCTACGCCGTGAACGACCACGGCACGGAGTATTTCACCGGCACGGATATCGGTGTGTACGCCCTGCAGATCTACGGCAACAACCTGAAGAACAAGCTGGAGCGGGACACGCTGACCATCAGTTCCCAGGAGCTGACGGACGCGCAGAAGGCCACGGCCCGGGCGAATATCGCCGCGGCGGAGGCGAGCCTGCTGGATCCGCTGGTGATCATCAAAAGCTACAGCTGCACTTACAGCGTTGGAGCGAGCACCAACGCGTCCATTACGGCGTCTAACCTGGGCGTGACGGCCATCGACGGATACACGCCGACGGCGATCAAGTACCTTACCACGGGAAACCAGCATGTGGTGCCATATCTTTGGTCACCGACGACCAGCGGAAACGTGGTGTGCGTGCGCAACGTGAGCAGCAGCGCCCAGAACAACAAGACGATGAGCGTTAAAATTGAGTGGATGCGCAACGAAGTGGTGCAGGCAGACTGACG